CACATAAGCAAGCCCGGAGCAACCTGTGGTTTTAACCCCAAGTCGAATGCCAGCATAGCCTTTGGCTGTGACTAATTTTTGTATTTTGTTTCGTGCGGTGTCACTGAACGAGATCATGCTTCTTGCGATAGTCTGCTACTGCGGCTTTGATGGCGTCTTCGGCAAGAATGGAGCAGTGGATTTTGACTGGGGGGAGAGCAAGCTCTTCAGCAATCTCGCTATTGCGTATGGATCCTGCTTCCTCAAGTGTTCGACCTTTGACCCATTCTGTAACAAGGCTACTGCTTGCAATGGCCGACCCACAGCCATATGTTTTGAATCTTGCATCTGTGATAATCCCATCTGTTACTTTTATCTGTAACTTCATGACATCTCCGCAAGCAGGTGCACCAACCATGCCGGTGCCAACTGTGTCGTCGATTTCAAATTTACCCACGTTGCGTGGATTTTCGTAGTGGTCGATCAACTGCGGTGAATAGGCCATATAATTTCTCCAATTTTAATTAAATCTCGCAATCCAGAAAGTTGCACCTTCAGGACCATACTTTTCACTGTGCCACACATGACTGTTGTACCCAAAGTTGTCGCCTTTGGTCAGGTGTCTTGTGACTCCTTCAATACTTAGCCACATTTCACCCCGAGCCACATGTGCTTTGGCTGCGAATGGATGTTGGTGATTATCAGACTCATGATTGGCTGCCCACTCTCGAACCAACACTTCGTCGGCACCTTGTGATAGTGCCCACTCACGAAATTCGTCAAAGGTTAGTTCTATATCTGCGTTCATTGTGTACAGGTTCTTTCTCTATATATTCTACCGTCTGCTGTTTGTATCTCATTCCAGGCAGTACAAGATTGAACCGGAATCTGCCCATAGTATGGAGCAGGCTGTACAATTACTGGTTGCTGTACAATTACTGGTTGCTGACGGCGAGCAATTTCATACCCAATTACACCACTAACTATCACCGGAGCAATCCACCCATTATATCCCCATCCGTTATGACGGTGATGGTGATGTTGTGCCATTGCTGTGGCACTTAGGGTAATCAAAACTAATGCAATGAGTTTTTTCATATACGCCTCCTATAGTCGAGTATACTATATTTAACGTTTCGTGTCAACCTTTGGTTGACTGGTTTGGTTAGACGCCGCGGTCTCGATTCATGGCCGATTTGGCTGCACTGGCCACAATGTCCTGTGCTTTATTTACTGGCATGGCAACATCTGGTTGTCCGGCACCTTTAAACATCAACATACCTGTATTTGGATCCATGGGTTCCAACAAGTTGCTCAGTGGCTCTTGACTCACAATATCGGCTAGATTTTGGGCAGTGATGTTGATGTCCAGGTCATTGGCCAGTTTGATAAATGCATTCTGGCTGATTTCTTTTCGGGCATTAGTATCGTTGGCACGGCCATTGAGAAACTGTACTAGGCCCGACAGTTGTGCTGGGTTAGGCGTTGCCATACCCATATCAACTTCAAAGATTTTCATTATCTCTTGGCGCGGCCTAGCGCGGCAGCAGGAGGTTCAGCACCAGCTTCAGCGGCAGCGGCATCTAATTCTGCATCAGCACCCATCTCAGCACCCATGTCGCCCGCGGCGGCCATGTCAGCACCCGCGGCGGCCATATCACCTGCTCCTGCGGCAATGTCAGCACCCATAGCACCAGCGGCTGCAGCACCAGCAGGAGCAGCACCAGTTACCACATTCAATGCGGCGTCAAGTTGTTGCTTGGCACCTTGAATGTTTTGCAACAACCCTGTTAATGCACTTGTAGCATCTGCGTTGAATTGTGCGGCTTGATCAACTCCAACTTGATTCTTGATTGAATCAACTAGGGCTGGCAATTCTTTGAATTGCAATTCACTCACATCTTCCAACATGCCTTGCATTTTGTCAACCATGTCTTGTGCGGCCAACACCACTTGTGCTTGTTGCACTTCGCTTTCGTTCAGTCGGCGTGCCATTCTACGGAATCGGCTTTCAGCTTGCATCATTGCGGCGCCAGCTACTAATTTTTGTTCTTCAGGATTTAATGACTGACCAGCAGCTGATTTTTTCAATGCGGCTGCCAGTTTAGGATCTTTTGCTATTGCACCGGCCACAGCAGGTTGTCCGCCAGTGGCAGGAGCTGCACCAGGTGTAGGAGGCATGACATTTTCTTGCAAACGAGTAGTCAACGCCTGTTCCATCATTACCAATTGCAGATAGCGCGGATCTTGTTGACTGCTGTGACGTGCAGAAGTCTTGCGGTGCTCGTCCAAGATACCACGTACCTTGCCCAACATTGATTGAGTTTGCCCACGTGTTAATTGGTCAAAGCGAATGCGGCTACCAAAGTAACTTTCGAATACTTTGGCAATTTGCTTACTTGGCGTTGGAGCCGATAGTTCTTGCAGTTTCATTATTAAATCCCTTAATTTGCATATATTTAGCCTGATTTACACATTTCTCCAGTTCGGCTGTGACTGAGTTGTACTGGTCTATTTTGGGTTGTAGTTTCATGTTTATGATTTCATAAAATGATTCTGTTCGTCCGCGCTCACCAATGGCTTGTCGGCAGTATATATCTGCCGCTAGTGCTTGTTTTTTACGATCCAGTACCAGAATCTGATTGGATAGATTGTATTGTTGTTGATGATCTGTTGTACACCAACTCATGGCTGTTTTTTTTGTGCTGAACAAATGAATAGCTTTGTCCCAGGTACTGACTTGGAATCTAGTGCCTTGCGGTTGTATACAATATTTTCCAAAAACCACAAGAGAACCAGTACCGTCATCCAGGATAATGGAATCGATATTGCGTTTGAGCTCGCGTTCGGCCCAGGCATCTAATTTTTGATCTTGTGTCATTTTAATACGTAGTGAGTAACCAAGTATCCTATAATGGCTGTTAAGAATCCAATAACTCCTATGCCCCAACTAATCAACTGTGTGTTACGACTGTCACTAATTTTGTGTACTAATCTATGCACTTCTTGAATGGTGGTTTTTAGTTCTGCGGTGTCTGCTTTGACATCGTCAATACGTTGTTCTAAAGCAGTATAACGTTGGGCGCATAATTCAACGTGTGCTTCGAGACTTTTCTTTTCGATGTCGGTGGTGTCAGCCATGATTACTCCAATGCATTATTTACCGCAATGAACCAAATATTTTGATTGTTTCCCGATGTGGTAATGGTGGGACTCATACTGGGTTGTTCAGTAAGATTCAACATCATGGGTACTCCTTCACAGTCTTGTTTGAGTCCAGCCAATGGATCAGAGTCCCCGTGCATTTCGAAAACGCCTTCACTTTCGCTTCGAAATTCAAATTCCCATACCCCGTCTGTTTCCTTAGGCACAGAGAGATCAGCAGGTTGTGTTCGCAAACTTATAATTTGTAAAAGCGTTTCCCAATTGCGTTGCTGATTACGTGAATGATTCCAGTCCTGCTGATTGTGTATGGTTTGTCCGGCACGGTCCACAAAAGGAATTTCGCTTGATCTGTAGTGTCCAGTCACACCAGTGAGACTACAATCAAAAAGGGTACGGCACGTGATCTTCATTCTGTGAGTATTTAATGCCAAAAAGAAACCCTGGAGTTTTTAATTCCAGGGTCGGTGTGGTCAACTAAACCGAACTATTAAGCTAGGTTAGTGAAGCTGGCTGTGCTAGAAACGTTGGCAGTTGGAATACCAATGTTCAAGCCACCTGTGGCATTGGCTGTTTGAGCAGCCGCTACCAATGTTGCTGTGGTGTAAGCACCACTTGGATAGATAGCCAAGTTGATTGTGCCTGCTGTTGCACCTGCTTGGTAAATTGCGATTGTACCAAGTTGTTGAACTGCTGTCAAAACGTTGTTCAAGTAACCGTTCACGTTACCAGCATTGGTAAGTGCGGCGTTTGCTGTCAATGAGAAGAAGTCAAGTTTTGGACCTTGGATCTGAACTGGACCTTGAGCTGCTACGTTTGCTGTTCCTGCGATGGAACCGTTTGCCACGTCCAGCGCAAAGACTGGTTGGGTAGTACCGTTTACTTTTGTAAATGTTGCCATGATAAATTTCCTTTAAGTTAGTGGTCTCTATGGACCTGCTTTTATTTAGTCAGTTTGGAAAAATCACGCCTGTTGCGGATTGTTTCTCTGACGATTTTGAGCCGCAAAAGCATTGGGATCAAATCTGTTTACTGCTTTTGCATATCCCACAGGGGTGGCCATAACCCAACCTTCTTGCCCTGGGTGCTCAGTATCTGCTTGGCGTAGCAAGTGCATTTTAACATCGTGCAACAAGTTAAATGCATTAAATGCGGCTGCTAACGCAGGTGTATTAGATGTAGGGCTATTCAAGTATTCCACAATGTTACGGAACTTTTGTGGTGTTACCCGGGTCTGCAGCCATTCCCCAAACTCAGGCAATAGCGTGGCACCGTTGAGTGGTGCGCCTACTTTGGTGTTGATAAAATCCACGCACAATTTTGCTAGGTCTGTGATCTTGTGTGCTCGCAGTTCTGTGGGATTAAACAGTGTATCAATTGCTTTGCCTTGTGTTTTAATTAGTTGTTTGAGTTGTTTTTCAGCTGTGGTTTCAGTTTCTAGTTGTCGAGGGCTTGCGGGCTTTTCCAACATCAAGCCAGGAACCTCATTGAACTTTACTCCGCTCAAGGGCTGACGTGCATCACCTGCATCTGCATACATTGAGTGAATGGCAATGCCAATGTTGCTATTGCCAATGCGTTGTCCCAGTGTGCTCTTGACTGGAATTCGGTATTCCACTGTGTTGG